GTTCCAGTCACGCAAGAACACCGGGTAAAGCACCGCCCAGTTGACGCCAACCACGGGGTGCTTGATCATCGGGTTGTTCTGCTCCTGCATCTTGTCCAGCTGCGGCACCCACTTGACCGGCGTGCCCATGAACGTCACGCTGTTGCCAAACAGCGCCAGATCCTTCCCGAGGTTGTCGTTGCGGGTCTCAAGGAACTTGCGCATCTTGTTGAGCACGTCGATGGTCGTGTAAATGCCATAACGGCTCTCGCCGCGCTCATACCCCGGGCTCTCCACGGGCGCGCGGAACTCCGTCAGCATGTAGGCGCGCCACATCTTCTCAATGAGGTCGTCGGCCGTGACGGCAACGTACTCGTCCGTGTAGTTGCGCCAGTTCTTGTACTTGGGCAGCGACGAGTCGAGTCCCGCCACGTTGTTGAACCCGGGCGGGTTCTGCCCTTCAAACCCCGCTGTGCCGCTCTCCACCATCCAGTAGAACAGGCCGTACGGGGTCAGCTTGTCGTTGGAGTTCGTCGGGCGGCTCCAGAACGTCTCCTCGCCCAGCGCGGCAAGGCTCTGCGTCGCCGCCACACGGCGCGTCTTGATCAGGTCAAAGATCTCGTTGGCGCCCTTGTTCATCGTGATCTCGCGGTAGTCAAAACCGTAAGAGACCGTCGAGTGACGCCACGGGATCTCAATCGTTTCCATGATCGGCTTCACGTTGGTCTGATCAGAAGCGTACAGACCGACGTGCCGCGCAGCATCAACCTTGTCAACCATCAGGTTGCGGGTAATGCCGGGGCCGCTGGAAAACTGAACCCTTTCCTTCTTCAGGAGCCGGCTCATCGCCACATACTCCTGAAGATCGTAGGAAATGTTGGACCACTTGAGACGACCAAGGTCGTTCAGCGTGCCCTTGATCAGGTCCGCAATGCCATCGGCTTGAAGAGTAACAGGCATGATTGGTTACCTACCGGGTTTAGAGTTTGAGGGCCTTGAGGCGAGCTTCCAGATTCCGCAAAGCAACCGCCTCAGGGTTCAGGTCCTGTGGGGGGGACCTGCGCGAAGCAACGCCCACAAACTGCGGGGCGTTCTGCTTGAGCTGGTTCTTGATCCGCTGACGCTGCTTGGCCGCCAGTTTCGGCCCGTGCAGAACGTTGATCGCCTGCTCCATCAGCTTCTCAAGATCGGGCACCGGCTGTTTCTTGGCCTCATAGCCGGCCGCCAGCACACCAACCTGCTTGAGCACCTCCAGCCGCGCTTTGAAAGCCGGCGAAGACTCGTCAAGGTCGGCGCGCGAACCAACGCCAAGCACGTCACCAAGGTCATCCTGATACTTCTGGAAAATGGCGTCGATCTGGCGGGTCTGCTCCGTCGCCGTGCGCTCCTGCTCGATCTCCTGAAGCCGATTCAATCTGGCCTCAAGATCGGCAATCTTCGCCTTCGCCTTCCCAAATGCCTCGCGGATAACCGGGTCGTACTCGTCGTTGAGCTCCAAATCGTCCAAGCTCGTCGCGTCCCCGGAAGGTTCATCGGAGACGTCTTCGTCGGAGGGCTCAGACTTCGCTGGGAAAATCTTCTCCAGCAAACCCAGCTCCCTCAGCTTCAGGACGTCGTCCTTGGACAGGCCGCGCAGCTCGGCCTGCTCCAGGACATCCTCGGCGACCTGTTCACCCTCAGCCGAATCCTCGGCCGTCTGCGTGGGCTTTTCATCGCCGGGTTCGCCCTCGGGTTCACCCGAGGACAAATCTTCATCTTCGTCGTACTCGTACTCCGAAGACAGGTCGGAAGACTGCGAAGGGAGCCCGTCATCGGGCGAATCGTACTCCGCAGTCAACTGCTCGGAACGCTCCTCAAGATCCTTGGTCGGACCAAGAAACGCCTCGAAATCGCCCACCGTCTCGGTTACTTCGTCAGCCATGGCACCCTCTCAGTCGCTGTAGCCAGCATCGCAGTCAAAGTATCCTAGTGCCTTCATGTACGCACGCCTGTGCGCTCTGTCACGCAAAATCGGACGTCCGTCAGGCAAAAATTCGGTGGGAACACCCTTCCGCTTCGCCTCGGCCACCGCATCACCCACTTGGGCGGGATGCACACCAAGCGCAATGCTTGTCATCGGCCAGCACCCGGGAGACGCATGAGGACCGTCGTGCTCGGCCTTCAGGTCACGAACAGCCTCTTCCCCGTCGTCACACACGATGCGGCGTGGGATCTCGTCCCGCATGTGGTAGAAGCGGGTCACCACAGAACCGTCTGCGCGGCGAAAACAATAGGTCGGCATCAGGGAGAATCCTTCTTCTTGATGTCAGAGCGGATTTCTTTCAACGTCGATTCGATTGCCGCAAGGCGCACCTCGATCAGTCGCTCAAGGCTTTGCATCGAAGAGTTCAACTCAAGTTTCAAAGCCTGTTGCTTGACCTCAAGCGCAACCAACCGTGATTCCATGGAAACGCTCTTGCGCTCGGCGTCAGGGCCTATCAACCCGAATTGCATCAGCAACACGGTCACAGCACCAGCCAGCGCCGCAGAGATACCAGCAACTTTCGCCTCTGGCTTCGTCAACATGGTCAAATCCTCACTTGATTGGTCCGCCCATCTTTTCCTGCATCGACGGCTGCGACTTCGCACCCAAAAGCGTCTGGATCATCACGGAGTCACGCCCGGATCGCGTGCCCCCCGGCTGCGAAATACGGTGCTCGACCCTCGGCCCAATCGGCTTGCCAACCTCCGGCATCCCCATGTCGGGCTGCGGCATCTCCCCGTCGGGCCGCGGCATCGGCATGATGATCGATGCCAGCTCAGGCAAACCACCGTACTTGGAAATCAGGTCCAACACCTTCTGCAAGTTGATTCCCAAACCCTGCATCGCAAGCAGCTGCGACGACGGAAGAAGGAACTGCTGCAACAACTGCATCAACTGGGCAAGCTTCTCCTGCGGCGTCTTCTCCTGCAAAGAATAGGGCTCAACACGAATCTGGTAGCTCGAAAAGTCACCCTGGCGCATCTCGGCCGAAAACCGGTCTGCAAACACAATGTCCGTCCCCTCGATGTTGCGCACAAGCTCCTGCTCGTAGAACGGATCCTCCCAAATGTACCACGCAATGTCTTTCACAAGCTCGCTCGTAAACCGCGTCACGCGCGCCTGCATGTCCTGAATCCGCTTGCTCGAAGACGCAAACAGCAGCTCCTCCTGCCCCAGCGTCCCGGCCTGCGCCGACAGGCCACCAAGCGCGTCCAGATTGCCAAAAACCCAGCTGGCCTTGTCGATCGATGACAGCAAAAACGCCATGCCCTCAGGGCTCGCACCGCCAAAGCTCATCTCCTTCACGGCGGACGGGTTCCCCATGGTGATCACTTCACCGTCCATCGCGTTCATCACGCGCGCCGCGTCAGTGTCCGCACCGGCAAGACCCACCAGAATCGTCTTCCGGCGCATCTCCTGATCACACAACTTGCGGTAAATGTGATTCACCAAGTCGTGCATCGACTTCCACGTCATCGCAGGCGCCAGCGGCATCAGGTTCCCCGGCACCGGAGTCATTGACAAAATCCGATACGGGCCGGCCGCAGGACCATTCCACTCCACAAACCGCAAAGGCTTCGTGTCGCCCACGCCAGACGCGTCCCACTGAAGCGTCGCCAATGCACGATAATGCGGAAGGTAAATGTCCAACAATTCAACAACATCAACAACCGTGTCAGGCGCAATCTCGGCGCCGTTCCCGATCGTCTCAACACGGTCGTCCCCGTCCTCGTTCGTCATCGTGCGCGACGACGGCACCAGACCCTTCGTGACCTTCTTGTCGAACAACGGCGAAGCCTGAACCTCGTCCAGCGGCAACGTGTAACGGTGGCCAATGAACTGGATCTTCTTCCAGCTCTTTGCCCCCATGTCCACCACCAGATCGTCCAAGTCGATGTGCTCAACCATCACCCCGGGAACAGGAATCTCCTCCCCGTCGATCTCGACCGTACGGTCAAGGTACTGACCCACACGAACACAGCCAATGCAGAAAATTGCGTCCATCACCGCGCTCTGGATCACGGACTCAAAGTCCATGTCCACCAAACGCTTGTTGATCGCCAAACCAAACACCTCGGCAATCGGCTGAAGCCGCAGGTTCGGCGTCGTGCACAGCACCTGCGGATTGCGCGGCGCCAGCTGCCTGATGTAGATCTGCGTCGCCAGCTCGATCAGGTTCATCGGCACCGCGCGGTCAGTGCCGTTGTCGCTGTACTCGCTTCCAACAAACTCCCTCAAAAGCTCCAGCCGCCTGTTGCGAAACACCTCCAAGCGACGCCGCGAATAGCGCACCGCGTCCATCAGCTTCGCAATGAAAGCGTCGTCAAAACGCTGCGGCATCAGTTCACCTTCCGGTAAATTGCAACCGAGTCACGACCCGTCGTCGCGCTGGGACCAACGCGGACCACGTACCTGTCAGACAGCAACGCACCCGCAGGCGCAGACAAAAACAGGTAGTCCAGCTCGTTGTTCTCGTCCAGCTTCACCACAACACCCCAACCGTCGGCCTCCATAGCACCAAGACGGCGCTCGGCGTCCCAGTAGGCACAACCGAGCGCCGCCAGCGCCACGCAAACCAACGCGCCAAACAGCCACCGGGAATCAGGCCAGTCAAAGAGTCCCATTGCCAGCACCTCCAGCCTGACCGGCCCCCTGCTTCGACAACCGGTCACGCTCGTCCATCGCACGGTACAGCGCCACCGTCAGCTCTGCCTCCGAAATCTGCTCGCGCAAACGACCAGACTTCGCCAAGTCCTTCAGCACCAAAGGCACAAGCTCCTTCGCCAACGCAAACGCCGCAGACACAACAACAGGGTCCATCTCACGGCCTCCACTTTCCAGCTTCCTCGGGCTCGAAGTACACCGACTCGGCCTCCGCGCGCGCCATCCTGCTCTGCCACTCGGCGAACCGTAACCCAAAACCACTCAAGCGCTGAACAGGAGCCGCTGTCAAGGGAATCGGGGTTGTCGTCTCGAAAATCATCCACAACAACGCGTCCGCAATCACACGGTCACCGTGGTTCTCGCGCGCACCAGACGGATCGTAAGTGTCCATCGCCGCCGCATGGTACACGCGACCGTCGCTGTTGAATATAAAGCTCTTCAACTCCTCAATCGCCTGCTCACTCGGGTTCAAAAACAACCGGTCCCGATAAGCGTTGCGCAAACTGCCCAACAACTGCAACTTCGTCACGTCCGAAGAATGCCACCCAACCTGATCCGTCGGAATCGGCGCAGACGTGTCCGTGCGAGAACGACGACACCACACGTTCCGGTAGTCCGTCTGCAACACACGCTTCAACGCGTTCCGCCCCGGACCGTTGATCTCCCACACCAGCAACGCGCCGGGCGGCGTCAGCGGAGAGTCGTTCGCAGGACCGCACCACAACGACAACGCCACCATCACGTCCCCAAAGTCCTCCGGCGATACGTGCGGGTTCACATACTCCAGAAACTTCTCCTTCGTCCGACGATCGCCCGCCACCGCCACCGAGTTCGACGAACCAAGACCTTGCGACACGTCACCCGCCACCACCCCGTCAACACGCCCCACCAGCTTCCCGTCAGGCGTGATCTCGCACCACAACGCCACCGGCCCGTTCGGATCCAACACCATCCGGGGATTCGATATCCGACCCTCAGGACTGCGATCGTACAACAACGTCGCATACGCAAGCGGAGGACGAATGCACGTCAGAAACTCGTCCGTAAACAAATCCGAACCGAAAAACTGGGAAACAGAATTGTCATAATTCAGATTCAACTCCTGCTGCGTAATCAGCGGGTTCGGATCCTTACGCTCCTCATTGTCAAAATACGGCGAACGCAACTGACCGTCGCACTTGAAAGGATAATTCTTCGGAAAACGAAACTTCTCGTCAATAATACGAATCGTACCGTCCTTCGGATGCCCAATGTACAAACCAACACGCTGACGAGGATGCCGAGACCAATGCAGCTGCACCACCTCCACCTGATTCTTCTTCCGCATCCGCGCAAACGCATTGCCCGGACCCTTCGGCGTCGATATCCAAAAACACGAAGGACTGTTCTTCTGCAACGCCGCCATCACCGCCTCGCCATCAGGCACAGACGCAAATTCGTCCACCGCCGCACCCTTGCGTCGACCGCCGCGACCAATGTCCTTGTTCGTCGACTCGCCGTTCACAATCGAACCATTCTCCAGATTCAACAGCTTCATCGAAGAACGCTCGAACTTCGGACGCGCAAAACCCGGAATCGACTTCAACAAATAGTCCAGCTTCCAAAAAAGCGTGTCAGGGTCGTCGCGACGGTCCACCAAGTCCTCCTTGCGCGAGGCCAGCGTGAACGTCGAGTACGGCTCGAACAACCAGTAGTGCAGGTACAACCCGCACACGATCCACGTCGCACCCTGGTCGCGCGACTTCTCCCACAGCAGGTTGCGCCCAGCGTCGATCGCCCGCTTCCCGCGCAGGATCGCGTCGTCCTGCGCACCGTACGTCACAAACGGCACGTCCTTCGTCCCCATCTTCGACATCCGCGGATCGAACGTCCACAGCATGGTGTTGAAGAAAAACAACACGTCGCGCCGGCACGCACACCACCATTCACGCATGAACTCCGGATCGTCCAGCGCCTTCACCAATAGCGCACGACGAAAACGCGCATTTTCCAGAGGATGCTTTGGGACGGCCGCGTAATAGCGTGAGCTTGAATCCCAAAGCAAATAATCCGGAAATGGAGATGGAACTTCCACCTCTTCCAGCGTCTTGTAGAACTTGCCGGGTGCACCCTGAATGCTTGGCATTGGCTCACTTACCTCCTTGCGTCCGCCTTATAAAGCGCTTCCAAACATTTTGCTTTGCAATAATGTCGCACCGGAACCTCGCCGGAACCTCCGGAACCTCGTCCGGAACCTCTAAACCCAATAACGCCAATGGTCCGGAACATCCGGAACCTCCCGTGTGTCCGGAACTCGATTTCCGAGGGGGGTACATGCTCGCCGAGCTGAAAAAAAATCCTCGCGCGCGCGCGCGAGAGACCGATACGAGGTTCCGGATGTTCCGACATATTGACGCTGGCGATGTTACGTTGCGTTTCATAGGTTCCGGAAGTCCCGGTTTTCGAGGGATGAGGTTCCGGGAAACCGTTTGATTTAAGTCACGCAACATCAGTAGCCTCGGGTACAGTCAGTAAGTGAGCGTTTACTTACATCGCAGCGAGAGTCATGCCAAGTCGCCGTCGGGCGACGGCGCAGACTCCACCGCCAACTCAGACTCCGAACGCGCCGCAGCCATGCGACGCCATTCGCGCAAACGCTTCCGATTCGCGGCCTCCACCAATTCCTCAGCAGCATTACGCGCAATAGCCTCAAAACCATTCACAGACTCCTTCCAACTATTCAAAAACGTATCCAAACGCAATAAAACACCACCGTCGTCCGCAAAACGCGCCTCCTCCTCAGAACGAGCCTCCTTGTCCATCGTACGCATATACATCGACGCATAAAACGCACGACGAAAAGACTCGTCAGAACGAACCTGCTCCAATAAACCCGCAGCCTCAGCACTAGGCGCATCCCCAGCTGTCACACCTTCCGCCAACCAATTCGCAGCAACCCAACGCACTACATCACGATGGTCCAGCTGACGACCAGACAAACCACCAACAACACGACGAGAAGACGACGCGTCAGGCACCACAGGCACATTCGGAAACTTCGGCTCCTTCGCTCTCCTAGGCATACCACACCTCCTTAGATCGGACACATAACAAACACAGCAAAGGCGCCTGCGTCAACACAGACCCACGAAAATTGGGCATTTTTCTCGACGGGGTTAGATCTTTTCCCCCGGCGGGTCGCGGGCGGGGGGCTCGGGGCGGTTTTGCGCGCGCGCCGCCGCTGGGGGGCCCCATTTGCCGCCGCCCCGGCCGCCGCCGCCGCCGCCCCGGCCGCCGCCGCCCCGGCCGCCGCCGCCCCGGCCGCCGCCGCCCCGGCCGCCGCCGCCCCGGCCGCCGCCGACGCCGCCGCCCCGCCCTGGAAGCCGCCCCGGACTTCGCCGGCCGCGTCACGGGGTGCCCGCCGACGCAGCCAGCCAGGCAGGAGCCAGGCAGGAGCCAGCCAGGAGCCAGGCAGGAGCCAGGCAGGCAGAATACCTGTTATAACAGAGATTGTCGTAACAGGGACCGTGCAAAATGCAATAGTGGCATCAGCGCGCCGCGCCCGCGCCAATGCAAATTGAAAGGGCTCCGGGCACGCTCCAACCGCGTCGGGGGGTACGATTTCTCTTGACGCACACGCCCGACGCAAGCAAGTGTGCGCGCGGGCACAGCCCCCAACCCCATCAAGGAGCTCCTCAGATGAGCAACGGCAACTACCCCATCCTCTTCATCGCCGACGAAAACGGCTTCTATCGCTGGTTCGACGGCATTGACGCTATCGCGCTGGTCCCGGCCAACGCCGCCGGCCGCGCATGGATCGGCGAAGCGGAGCGCATCATGGCAGAGCCGATCGACCCCGAGGACGACGAAGCACAGCAGGCCGCCGCCTACGCTTGGGACGATCACTCCATCGCTCTTGAGAGCATCGGCGGCCGCTGGCTTTGAGATCGCCGCCCGGCCGTCGCTCCGCGGCGGCGGTCGGGCAACCCCCAACCCCATCTCACACAGGAGAATCCCCCCATGAGTTTCCGCCCGCTGTCCGATCCGCTCCCGCCGCTGTCTTGCGTTCGCCCCATGCCCAACGTCCTCTTGCGGCGCCGTGCGTGGTCCGATTCCTCCGATCGCGCCGCTTGGGAGTTTTGCATGGACGGCGCCGGCCGGTCCTGGTCGTCGCTGCCTTCGCGCGCCGTGGCGCTGGAATGGCACTTGGATCCGTGGATTGACCCCGGTTTCGTCACCTATCGCAACGCCACTATTTGGTATTGCTGACCGACCACCCGGCGGCGCCCCCCCCGCGCGCGCCGCCGG